TATGGGGATTGCTGGGATTTGGGGGTACGCGGGCCCTGGGACTGTAGGAAAGGCCATCGGAACCATGGCCGTTATTTTTGCGGCCATGTTTGTGATTGATGGCGTGATTTACAGCAAGAGGGAACCATGATTGAATCCATTGCGTCCATTGTCCGATCGTTGGTTATGTTTCTGACTTTGGCACTTGTCCTTTTTGTCGGTTGGAAGGGCTACCAAGCTTGGAAATTCATCGAAGAGAAATTCACAAGAGTTGAAAGATACTTACAGCAAGCCGACGAGATTCTTGGCCAGCACGACCGAAAGTTTTCGACGTTGGAAAGGCTTATCAACAGGATCAAAGATCCGGTCGGTAGCCCCGAATTGAAAGCAGGAAGCGAAACAATAACTACGAGCATGAAACCAACGGTGATTCTATTTTCGCTTGAAGGGTGCGGTCCCTGCGAACAATGGTGGAGGGACAGCGCTCCCGAGTGGATTCGGGCGGGTTGGCAAGTAAAAAAGGAAATCAGTCAAACAAGCCAACCCACACCATATTGGAAAGTGTGGGACGGTAAGAAATGGCTTGACTTCCAAACACGGTTGGACTTTGAAGTCTACAAGGCCGCCGGGGGCTTGTAGGCATTTTCGCTTCTGGGTGGCACTGGAAGCAGATCGAACATGGATGAAGCAATGCGATGGGTGAACCAGGGCCTAGCCGTGGTCGCTTTGATTGCAATTGGCATAGCCGGATGGCGGATTTGCAACGTCCTTTTTGAACATGTCATCATCCCACTTAAAAACGCGGCCACGGCTCATATTGTGACCATGAGCGAGTACATGACGTCGACGGCCAAGGCGCTCGACAACACAGCCAACGCACTGGACAAGATTGCGGACGACATCACTGGTATTCGATCCGATATGGATCGACTTCATCAGGGGGTGGAAGACGTCAGGCAAAGTAGGTGTGAAATCAGGAAAGAGGTTCAATAAATGCCAACGATTGGATCCCGCGCAGCGAACGCCAAGCTAGCCATAAACCAGGGCTCCGATTTTTCGTTTGAAATGGACCTGAAAGATTCCGTTGGGGCCGTGGTCAGTTTGACCGGGAGCAGTTTCCAAGGTCAAGTCCGAAAAACAAAGGATTCACCGACAGTTGTTTGCTCGTTTGTTGTGGCGGTCAACACCACGACCAACAAAGTGACGTTCTCACTTGCCAACACGGTCACGGCGGCCATACCGGCAGGCCCGAGGCCTTCGGACAGCGATAGCCAATACGTCTACGACATCGATTGGATAAAGCCGGGCGGGAGTAAGGAACGGATTCTCGAAGGCATCGTTGAAGTTTCGTCCGAGGTGACTCGATGAGCCAATTTTCGGTCAACGTCTACCCACCACCAACAATTTCCGTTGACGTCGCCCCACCATCGGCCCTTTCGATTGACGTTGTGGCGGGTCCGATTGTTAGCGGCGGCGGCGGCGGTGGTGGTGGCGCGACAAACTTGGACGGGCTTACGGACGTGGTGATCACTTCGCCGTCCACCGGCCAGCTTTTGCGTTTCGATGGTACCAACTGGGTCAATGCGACTCTTGATTCTGTTTCGACATCTGGCAGTTATTCTAATCCGGCTTGGATCACTTCTTTGGCGTGGTCTAAGCTTACCGGAGTGCCGTCGACGTTTGAACCGTCTGCGCACGTTCATTCTTGGTCTGAAATTACCACGGGCAAGCCAACCACACTATCGGGCTATGGCATTTCCGATGCTCAACCATTGGACTCGGATCTAACGGCAATCGCGGCTCTTTCTACCACGGCTTTTGGTCGGTCGGTTTTGACCCAGGCCGACGGCCCGGCGATTCGAACCTTGATTGGTGCGGGAACGAGTTCGTTCGATGGGACTTTTGCGGCTTTGTCTAGCAAGCCTACCACACTCTCGGGCTATGGCATTTCCGATGCTCAACCGTTGGACTCGGATCTAACGGAAATCGCGGCTCTTTCTACCACGGCTTTTGGTCGGTCGGTTTTGACCCAGGCCGATGGCTTAGCAATTCGCACTTTGATTGGCGCGGGGACTTCGTCTTTCGATGGGACTTTTGCGGCCCTGGCCAGCAAGCCAACCACACTCTCGGGCTATGGCATTTCCGATGCTCAACCGTTGGACTCGGATCTAACGGCAATCGCGGATCTTTCTACCACGGCTTTTGGTCGGTCGGTTTTGATTCAAGCTGATGGCCCGGCGGTTCGAAGCTTAATCGGCGGTCAAAAGGCAATCACATCGGGTACCGCTTCGCCGAGCGGCGGGGCCGATGGCGACATTTATTTGCAATACACTTAGGACTCAAATATGCCAGATAACGTAGGCTACACGCCAGGAACCGGAGCGACAATCGCTGCCGACGATATTGGCGGCAATCTGTTCCAACGTGTGAAGTTGATCCACGGTGTGGATGGCATCAACGATGGCGACGTGTCTTCATCAAACGGATTGCCAGTCCAGGGAGTCGGGGAATTGATGGAAGCGATCGAAGCAATGCGAGTCGCTATCCAATCGCTGACGCGGACGATCGGAATGGCGCTGCCGTCTGCTGCTGGTTGGCCCATCATGGAGGTTCGGCAACCTCTTGCTTCGAACCTGCTCGTCAACGCTGGTCAGTCCGGAACGTGGAACGTGGGGACAGTCACCACAGTGACTAACCAATCTCAAGTCGGTGGATTCTCGGCTACAGACCAGATTCCTGTATTGATGAAATTGCAAGCCGACAACCTTCGACGCAACATTTCCGTGACATAAGCGAGAGAAAAACATGCCAACAACGAACGGCAACCGAAGAACACTTGACCTAAAGCGGTGGGAGTTCTGCTCGCTCTATCCGCTTTCAGCAACCGCAGCCGCGCATTTTATTGTTTCATCTCGACACTACAGGCAACAGCAGTTGCTCGTCTCGTCGAACACGGCTGCATCGATGTACAACCCATCCGAAGACGCATGGATTTCCTTGCCTTCGCCCGCTCTTGCGGGTACGTTTGGTGCGGGTGCGTGTGGTGTTGCTGGTTCGTTCTCGACCGGAACTACCGTGGCAGCGTCCAGCCTGACGGCCACCGCTGGGACAACGACCAGCATCACTACGAATCAGACTCTCGCACGCGACCTTCGCGGATACTCGGTGTACTTCGTCGGTGGCACCAATGCGGGCAAGCTCAAGACGATCGCCTCCAACACAATTGGAACAAATGCGGTCATCACGTTTGAGGGTGCGGCTGAGTCAGTCGCATTCGACAACACGTCGCAATATCGATTGAAGACTCCTGTTTTTTACGTGGTTGGAGCGGGAACACTGGCCTCGGCCAGTTTTCGCAAATACGACTTCGCGACGAACACTTGGGTAACGCTAAGTCAAACCGGCCTTCCATCGTCAATTGGAACCGATGGAAAGCTCGTTTCTACTCCGGCTTGGATTGATAACGGCTTCAAGTCCTTTGCCACCGGTACCGCAACATCGGGCGCAGCGGCAACGCTTACCAATACTGGCAAGAACTGGACGGTCAATCAGTGGACGAATTCTCAGATTCGAATCACTGCCGGAACCGGAGCCGGGCAGATTCGAACGGTAGCGAGCAATACTTCGACCGCGACTACCGTGTCGAGCAACTGGACAACGAACCCAGACGCGACATCGCAATATAGCCTCGAAGGAAATGATGATTTCATTTACTTCATGGGCAATAATGCCGTCACGCTCTATCGGTATTCAATCGCTGGCAACACTTGGTCAACGCTAACTCCTGTTGCTGCCCGCGCTGCCGCGCCCGGTGCCGGAATGTCAGGACACTGGATTCATTCAGTTTCGGCAAGCGACTGGACAAACGAAAACGCAATCCTGAACGGTCGCTACATCTACAGCTTCCAAGGCGGCAACACGACCAACCTGCATCGCTACGACATTGCCGGAAACACTTGGGCCACGATTACCTACGCACCTCCCGGCGATGCCACGAGCACCGGAACAAAGTGGTGCTACAACAAGGACCGGCTCTACATGCAGCGTGATAATACTGGTCGCTGGTTCTGCTTTGACTTTGCGGAGCAAGCAATGCAGCCTTGGAGTACGATGCTATACCCACAAGGCGCAAGTATTGTGGGTGACACTTGTTTCGATGTGACGTACAGAGACGGATCTACCGAAATCGATTACATTTACATGGTCCTGAATACTTCAAACGTCATGCTCAGGCAAATGGTGATTTAATGACTGTTGCTGAATTGATTGGATTGTGCGAACGAAGACTAGTCTACCTTGGGCAGCTTCGTTCCAGCGCTTCTGCTCTCGGCGATTTAGTGCAAATTGAGTCGATTGATTCGCAGATCGCAAAAACCACGGAAACGAAAAACTTGCTTTTGACTTTGGTTTAAGTCATGCTTTTAACTTTGCTTTCGCCCCAAGGATCGCCCCCACCGGCACCTTATACTAAGGTTTGGCTTCGGGTGGGTGAGGTGTGGAAAGAATCGACAGTTTACATCCGCATCTCCGGCGTGTGGAAGCAATCTGATCCGTTCGTTAAAATATCAGGAGTGTGGAAATAGGATGGCCGCACCAAAAAAGATTGCCAATGCCCAATGGGAAAAAGCCATCCGTGAAGCGGGTGGCATTGTTCAAATTATTTCGGCCATTCTTGGGGTCAATCGAAAGACGGTACAGTCCAAGTTGAAGAACAATGAGTGGGCCCGCGAAGTCATGGAAGAGACATTGCAAGAAACCGGGGATCTTGCGGAGTCTTGCATCCATGCGGCCATGAAAGGCGGAAACACCAAGGTCGCCATGTGGTATCTCGAAAGAAAGCATAAAGATCGGGGCTTTGGTAAGGAAATCAAAGTTGATTCCAACGCCGAAAAAGTGACTAACGTCTCGATCGTCCTTCCCGACAACGGGAGAAGCCAAGAGCCACAATGAGCTATCTAGCGAGCATTCTTGTAACCCCTAGCGGTATCGTTCGGCTTCCATCAGGATCCCCAACCGTTGGCCAAGTTCTAGCCGTGTCTTCGTTCGCGGGTGGCGTTACTCAATTGACCTACGCGGCGGGGGGAGGGACCGGAAACGTATCGAACTCGGGAACCCCCACAACGGGCCAAGCTGCTGAATGGCTATCGGAGTCAACCATCGTTGGGGTGGCCGTCACGGGCTCGGGATCTTATGTAAAAGCGACAAGCCCCACGTTGGTAACCCCTAACCTTGGGACGCCAACGGCGGGAAGCCTTGTGAACTGTACGGGCCTTCCATTGGCCACCGGGGTAACGGGCAATCTTCCCATCGCACGACTAAACG